AGTTCGCGGGGTTTGGGTGCCTGTCAGGTAATGACGAGACATCAATGATGCTTAAATAAAAAATATGACGCACACGGGTACGCATGGGCCACTGGGGGACCCCCCACACCTGCTAGCAATCCCGATATATTTTCTTATTTTTGTAGTTACCTGTATGGGGTTCCCGCGAACTCGTTATGTACCCCACGGGTACACACCGGACACAAAAAAAGGACCCTTTGTGGGGGTCCTGCGAACTCGTTATGTAGCCATGGGTAACATGGGGGGTTTACCCGGCGGGTTATAGACCATTGTATACCCGTATACGCCATCTGTCAACACAAAAAAGCACCCCTGTGTAATTTTTTTTATTGTGTGTGTCAAAAGGTGTTGACAAACAACGATACCACACCCATAATGGAGGTTGCTGGTGTTGCAAAACAGTGGGAAGCCTCTACTCAAATCTTTATTTTTTAAAAAAGACGGTATTACCCCGGAACGCAGCCAGCTACCTCACACAAAACACCGGATACCCGATGAATCTTCTTCCTCAATCGAGAGAAAAGAAGTCTCTCTCTGATAAACAGGAGACTTTTCTCACTGCGTTGTTCGAAAACGGTGGACACTTCAATCAAGCTGCCGAAGCTGCGGGATATTCCGTGGGTTCTGTGACGTGGTTGCGGGATAGATTGGCGGATGAGATTGTGGACCGCACACGAGCCGTCCTCGCTGGTCACAGTCTCCGTGCCGCGAACAAGATGGTGGAGCTTGTCGATACACCCGTCATCGAACGGGGCGACGACCTGAAGCTGCGGGCTGCAGAAGCGGTACTCAACCGTGTCGGCCTCGGTAAACAAGAGACAATGAATCACAACGTACAGGCTATCCATGGGGTAGTTCTGCTGCCACCGAAGAAAGAGATGGTCATAGATGCGGAGTGACAAGGAAATAAGAAGTATCGCGCAAGAGAACTTCAGTAACCTGACTTCTCAAGAACAGGACCACTATAACAACAACCTGTCCCCCAGTGGGTCCGGCTTCAAAAAGTACAGACCCAACATGAGAGACGATTTCAAACCCCAGCGCATCGGTAAAGCGCACGGCGGTAAAATACATCGCGGAAGAAAGGCGATATACAATGGCTAGAAACTTACCAAGCAAAGATGGTATCAAAATGACTGGGCATATCGCTGGGAATGTGGCAAAGCACTCCCCTGCGCTTACTAAGCTAGTCCCGGCCTTCAGTAAACTAAACAAAAGGCAACAAGGTGCTGTAGCAACTTTGAAATCCTTACAAGGTTACTATCCTGATGATAAAAAATATTCAAACAAAAAAATAAAGGAGAAAATCTTCTCTTATTTAGGTGTCGCATCTGGGGAGTATGACGAGGGTAAAAAAGTAGGCGAAAACGAATTAGGCGATGTGACCCGTAGTTCACAAAAAAGAATAATGCCGGAAGGGTACGCCCACGGCGGTAAAATACACCGTGGACGCAAGGCTGCCTCTTCTGCGGATAAGAACGACTAAGGTATCCCTGTGTCATCTGACGAACAACAAGCACCCCCTAAAAAGAAGGGCCGTCCCAAGAAGGACCCCAATGCGCCAAAGGCAACTTACAATCTTTCTCGCGCTGAAAGAGCCAGACGTGCGCTACAAGCTCGTGTTCGCAAGGCTGAGAAGTCTAAGGAAAAGCACCAGCAGAAGGCACAAGATAAAGCCAGCTACGCTCGTAAGCTGAAGAAGAGTGCCAAGAAGGTGGAGACCGCCTTGAGCGAAACAGGTTCGCGGGTCGTGGATATGGATGATGTATCCAATCTCCCAGCAACCGTAAAAGAAATAATTGATGATACCCCCGTTATATTCAAACCCAATGATGGTCCTCAAGAAGAGTTCCTGTCTGCTCCTGAACAAGATGTCCTCTATGGCGGCGCAGCAGGCGGCGGCAAAAGTTTTGCCCTCCTTGCTGACCCTCTTCGTTATTGTCACAACGCTAATCACCGTGGGCTACTTCTCCGCCGGACTCTGGACGAACTGACTGAACTAATCGACAAGTCCAAGCAGTTATACCCCAAGGCATTTCCCGGAGCCATATACCGAGAAGCCAAATCCACGTGGGTCTTCCCCTCTGGGGCGACCATGTGGTTCACCTATCTAGACCGCGACAAAGACGTGACCCGTTTCCAAGGTCAGGCGTTCAACTGGATAGGCGTTGATGAAATCACCCAGTATCCGAGTAGCTATGTTTGGGATTATTTGCGTTCACGTCTTCGGTCAACAGACCCAGAACTACAGAAGAACCTCTGTATGCGATGCACTGCGAACCCCGGTGGCGTGGGTGGCTGGTGGGTCAAAAAGATGTATATCGAAAAGCACGAAGCTAACAAGGCTTTTCCCGCGTATGACCCAGAGACGGGCAAAGCGTTTCTTTGGCCTGACGCACATCCTACGAGAGCAGGTCAACCTCTGTTCTACAGGAAGTTCGTTCCGGCAAGACTAACCGACAACCCCTACCTCATGGCAGACGGACAATACGAAGCGATGCTCCGTTCACTGCCCGATGTAGAACGCCGCAGACTTCTAGATGGAGACTGGGACGTAGCAGAGGGAGCAGCCTTTCCTGAGTTCTCTCGCGCTAGGCACGTCGTCGAACCTTTCGAGATGCCAACCAACTGGCCCCGTATCCGTGCTGCGGATTACGGATATGCCTCCCCGTCTTGTGTCCTTTGGGGCGCAATCGACTGGGATAACAACATCTGGGTGTATAAGGAGTTATACGCTAAACACTTGACAGGTGAGCAGTTGGCTGATAAAATACTAGAAATGGAAGAGCTAGACCCTTCGCCCCATTATAATGTCCTTGATGCCTCGTGCTGGAACAAGACAGGCTTCGGACCATCTATCGCTGAAACAATGATGAGAGCAGGAGTTCGGTGGACACCATCAGACCGAAGTAGAATACAAGGAAAGATGGAATTACACAGAAGACTATCTGACGACCCCTACTCCCAAGAGCCGCGTTTAAGAATCTTCTCCACTTGTAAACACACTGTCGCACAGATGTCAGGTATTCCGCTGTCCAAAACCAATAGTGAAGACGTTGATACCAAAGCTGAAGACCACGCATATGATGCACTCCGTTATATGGTTATGACTCGTACAAGTAGTTATACATCAATTCACAAGACATTGCAAGGCATAAAAGAACAAGTATACCAACCCATGGACACGACTTTCGGATACTAGATGGCACTCACAGCAATAGAATTAGCAGAAAAAGCAAAAGCAGGTACGCTCACTGTAGGTGAAGCTATTGACTTTGGTGAGGCCAACGCTGATAAGACGGGTCAGACAACCTACAAAAAGAACATGCCTACGCTTCGTAACAATATTACCAAGCTAGGTTTAAGTCTTGACATGCCTTACAAAGACTTAAAAAATAACGTAGAACTGTTCACCATCGAAGGTACACCGCAGGGTGTCAAGCCTGCAAACAGAATAACGCCTATTCAAAACCTAGAATCTATTTTGCGAGGCACTGAGAACGCACCATTCAATCGCTACGGGGTCACCGGAGTTATGGAAAAAATAGGTGCTGTAGAAGAGGTTATGTACCCCAAACTTGCAGGTGCAGGCAGTGCAGGTGGAACTCAACGTACAGGACTTGCTGGTACACGTCCTATGCAGGGACTTCTTTCTCGCGCAGACTTTCTTGGTATTTATAAAGAGGCCCTACCAGAAATTGCTGCAAAGTACAACCAAGCTACTGCAGATATCATGCAGTATCATGCCACTACAGCAACAAGACCAGAGCAATTATTAGGTTTTAAAAAATCTGATGTGGTTGTCGGGCCTGATACTATAACTTTAAAAGCCAAAGATAAAACAAAGAAAGACCGCAAGGGCCGCCCTGAACTTAGCTATTCAAAAGATTCTAAAATAGGGCGTATGCTTCTTAATAACTACGAATCTACCACGTCAGAGCTTCTGTTTGATGTAACAGAGGGTGAGTTCACCGATGCTTTTAAGAATCACATAACGCCTCGTTTGAAGCCCTTTGAAAAGGTACTGCCTCTCGCAGAAGATAGAAGCAGGGGTCCTGACGGAAAAATTGTAACAACCACTAAACCTGTTTTTACACCCTCCGCTATCCGGCATATCATACCCCGTTTTCTAGAGCAAGAATTTAATTTCAGTAAAGATATCATCGAAGGCATAATGGGCCATACCGGAGCAAGCACCCTGAGTAAAAACTACACAGGTATGGTTCCCAAGCGTGACCTCTCTCTTTTCCTACAAAACCCTGAAGAGTTTAGTACGACTGCTTTTGGAGAGGCAGGTAAACCGCGAATAGACCTTTCGCTACTTTCTGACGAAGATAAAGAAGCTATTGCCAAAGAACAACGAGATACTGTGATAGTAGAAGAACGAGCAGCAAAGAGTCAAGCAGAAGCTGTGGAAGCAGAGGCACTTGCTAAAAAAACATCTACGTTAGCAGCTATAACGCCTGAAGATATTCAAAAAGCTGAAGAAGCTGAACGGTCTTTACAAGAGGCTAAGGCTAGAGGTGCAGAGACTGCTAAATCAGCAGGTAAAGCAACTTTAAATAAAACTCCTGCATCTGCCACCTCAAATTTAAGTGACTACTTAGACCAAAATCCAGAAGTTAAAAATCAACTGGAAAAAACTGGTTTATTAAATAGGTTTCTTACTAAGCTGCCCGGCCCCATTAAAAAGTCACTAGGGCCTCTGGGTTTAGGTCTGACTGCAGCAACTGCTGCCTCGACAGTAACTGAGGTAGAAGCGGCTACAGGCTCTCCTGCCCTTGCTGCCATCGCTGGCGCATCAGAGTTTGGCCCTATAGGGTACAGTGACGTACGAGACATTGCTGCTGGACGGTCAGAGCCTGACACGTTTGGCACAACACCTGCTAGTCGTATGGCTGCCGAAGAACAGGCGGGTTTTATCGACTTAGGACGTGACAGGGGACCTGAAGCCGCTCCTGCCACTCAACCAGACCAAGGCTTTTTATCTAGATAACAAGGAGGCAGAAATGCCAGACAACAATTACAACTACGGCGCAGCGTACATTATGAACTCTGATAAAGTCAGCGTTGATACAGACGAAGGCGCATCTAAGCTATACCGTGAAAAGCCTGAGTTCGACACGGCTGTACAAAACTTGGGTGGACTTGCAGAAGCCATGCCTAAGAAACAAACAAAGCCTACAGTAGAAGCCTCATTCAACACGATGGCTGACGATAGAAACTACTTTAGCTAGGACTTCATATGTCAGAAGATAATTTCCTTCAACCCGAAGATGACACTACTATCTCGGTATCAGATGCGGATGAGCAATTTCCGGGTCTGGCAGGGTACGTAAAACAGAAGTTCGAAGAAGCTGAAAACGGGCGGTTCTCCTATGAACAACGCTGGTTGCAAGCCTATAAGAACTTTCGTGGTGTAACTGACTCTACGACACAGTACAGAGACTCTGAACGGTCGAAGGTTTTTGTTCGAATCACTAAGACAAAAGTTCTTGCTGCCTACGGGCAGATTATGGACATCCTCTTTGCAAACAAGAAGTTTCCTTTGGTTGTGCAGTCTTCGCCAATGCCTGAGGGAATAGCAGAATTTGCACATATGGAAACCCCCATCGACCAGATGGAACAAGAAGACCCATACGGGTTTGTCGGAGATGGTCGGGACCTACCACCCGGAGCATTGGGTTCTTTGCCCTCTAAAGGGTTTCTAGGCGGCCTTGAAGGTGAAATGGGTAGTCTACCCCTTGCTGAGGGTCCTTCGCGCATAGGTGAGCC